ATCCACAAATCCAGATGTTCTGTCAATCGTATAAACAGGATCTGAAGGTCTTGATGTCTTTGCCCCTGTCCAAGCATATATCTCTAGCTTGAATTGTTGCATAGTTACTGAACTTGCCCCATCCCATGAAATCATTATTGGAGATCTAACCCCTAGCAACCCTGTTGGACTAATTACTGCCATCCTTATATTGTTCGTTTAATTTGTCAATAGTAAATTCAAGAAACTCCTCCACATCTAAAGCATATGCCTCAGCAACCTCATTAGGTAACTTCTGGAATCCTAGATTGAAAGGTCTAGTATAAAAGTTAGAAGGCTCAATGCCCTTCTTCCCTATGCTCTTAACAACTGCCCAAGCAGTCTGATCATATGTCTGGAATCTACCTGAGTTATCCCTGAATTGTATTCTCCTATCTTGTACCCATTTCCTGAGAGGTGAGAATGGAGGATTCTTCCCTGCTTTCCTTCCCTTATCTACCCACTCACCATATTCTTCCATCAGGAAGTCAAACTCAAATGAATTGGGCATTGCCTTTACCTGATAATCTAAAGAATCATAAAGGCTATTAGTTACATTCTTCTTCTTCCTAGTAAGGTTCTTTCTAGATTCCTTAACTAAGTATTTCCCGAAATTCTCTAATGCCTTCTTCGTATTATCCATTAGCAGATATTATTAGGATTGATAGCTTCTATCTGGAGAGTTGCTTTCCATCCACATATGGTAGCTTCCATATCCTCATCAAAAGGTTCTGCAACAGGATCATTAGCTAACCTGAAATAAGCATCATATTGTGTCCCTCTCCTGAAGGTTGCTAGGATTTCAGATATTGCTGCAAGTGTTCTATGGTAGATATCCTGCTTCATCATATTCCCCTCAATAAGATCCTTAGAATCTTTAGAGTAATCCACTACATCCATAACTAGCAAATCAAACTCATAGGTTATAGTCCTCTCCTCCAATACTGCACTCCCTGTTATGATATGTGCTATTGGAAACATATCCTGCTTCCTGAAATCTAGATCAAAGATGTTGCCCCAAGTAACTTGGTTTATCATATCATTTGCTGATGCAGCACCTTCTAATGCTTCTGTAATTTGATAATATCCTTTCTTCATACAATTAAAAAACCCTATTCGCTAAAATAGGGATAAAAAAAAGAGAGAGCCACCATAGCCCTCTCTAACACCTAACAACAAATCTAGCACAACCTAGATACCCAAATGCTCATCTTCTTCCTCTTCACAATGGCAATCAAAATACTCCTCTATCAAACATCCTCCACAATTCTCACAGGTAGCATCCTGATAGAACTGGTAAATTGCTAACTCTCTATCTATATCCATTACTCAAAGAATTCTATAAGGTTCAACAAATTACACTTAAAATTAAATGTAAGGGCTATACTCTGGCAGATACCTAATGGAACATCTATAATGTAGTTATGAGATTTCAATGCTCTCTCTACTTCCTCAGCAGTTGCAGGATATGTCTTTCTCTCCTGCTCTAATGTTGCTAATGCCTCTGGGCTTAATCTTTCGTACAAACTCATCTCTCCTCTTATTATAGTTCTACTTCAATTCCTTCCTCCTTGCACCATTGCTTGTACTCAGCATTTGCCTCATCCCAAGAATCTCCAAAGAACTCTTCTCCTGTCTCTGGGCAGGTAATGATTATCTGAACATCTTCTCCTCTGTGATAAGCATAATCAGCAATTCCAATTGTGTAGGTTTCCCATTCTGACCACATCCAGATGTAACCTGAATTTTCATTGTAACCTACCTGTGCGTGTTCAAGATCATACTTCAGATCAATTGCTTTTGCTAATACTTCTCTAAAGATTTCGTGTTGTCCTGTTGTTTTTAAATTGATTTCCATCTCTCTTGTTTTTTAATGATACGCTAAGTTATCAAATAATTATTTTTATAAACAAGCATTATTGTGAATTTTTTTTCATCAATGATCTCTCCACATTATTCTTATCAATCTCATACTCCAGAAATGTAAGAGCAGTTCTCAATGGTAACTCTGTTACTTCCTCAAATCTAAGGAGATTGCCTTTAGCAATTTGATATACGACTCCATACCATCCCCACTTTCTACTGAATTGGGATTGTGCATCATATCCTGATTCTTCTCCTTCTCCAAAGATTTCAGGAAAGTTATTTGTAAGTCCGTTACGATACGATAAAAAAAAAGCAGACAACCCATAAAGATATCAGCACCTAAATCTTGAAAGCCTAATCCATTATGCTTATCAGGATCATAATTCTCTATATCATGCCTCCCAAACATCTTCTTTGTTATAGGTCTATACAATACCCCTAATATCTTCTCAGCCTCTTTGTAAGGCTCTTTTAGGTATGTATCTAGATCTATATATTCCCCTAATGATATATCCTCTAATTTGGGATGAAATCCATACTCCTTCCCATTGTATTGGAATGATTTAGTTAATGCAGGTTTCTCAGATAACACTTCTCCTAGCTGATTCCTTATCTCATCCAGATCCTTCTTCTTCATACCCTCCTGCATATCTCCATCTAACCCACAGAAATAATACAGAGCCAACTGATCACCATTCTCCTCATCAGCATTTAATATGAACTCCTTATACTTCCCTAGCTTGATATCTCCTAGATGCTCAGGAATTGTAATCTTAACGGATTGTATATCTCCCATAATTAGGTTTGCTTAGTTTGTTGTATATACCATATCTCAATGCATCAATGGCGTGGTTATACTTATCCTCTGGCTTATTCAGGAGATTACCATTCTTATCCTCCATCCATTTATAATTCTCCATCTCCTTCATCAAGTTAGCCCCTAAGATATGAATCTTGTATCTCTTTAACATATCAATTCCTGCATTGACTGAATCTGCTCCCTTTGCAGTAGGTTTGATATTCCATCCCATCCTATGCAGTTCTTCAATACTCTTAGGTTCTGCTGAATCTCCATAGATCTCATCATATCTCCCTATCTCTAACTTCTTAAACTCTCTGTCTAGATCCTGATTAGTTAGCCTAGTAGAATATAGCAATTCCTCAAAGTATAGATTGTTCCCTTCCTGATAACATCCTACCAATGCACTAGGATCATTTGTGAATCCAAAGTCAAGTCCTAGTGATAAAAACTTAGCAGTATCAGGAATCTTCTGGATAGTTGTGAATTGGAATACCTGCGCTCTGTTTGTTCCTCTCTCTCCTAATCCATAAACCCTCCAATAATGCTCATCAGTTTCCTTCAATCTCTCTATCTCCTGAATGATAGTATCATCTAGGAATGGGTTATCTAGATAAGTGGTTTGATAGAAGTCTGCATCCTCTCTTGGTATCACTCTATCATATATCCAATGGAATGTATCTGAGGGATTGTAATCCAGAATGATCCTGCCGTTAGTCCTGAATACTATTTGCTGCCAATCTTCAAAGGTGAGTTCATTAGCCTCATTCAAGAAAGCAAGATCTCTCTTCCTACCTCTAATCTTCTGAGGTTGATCCATAGATATAAACTCCACAAGATTTCCATTGAGGATATATTCAGAATTGGATTTGTTATGCTTCTCCTCCTGATAGATTCCTGCTCCCTTCAGGATATCAAGAAAGTCCCTCATCACAGAAGAACGGACTGCAGGGAATGTCTTTCTAGCTATTGTTATTGTCTTGCCCTCATGATTAGTGCAATAATAGAAAATGATCCAAAGGAGAATATTGTATGTCTTTCCTGACCTTGTACCTCCCTGCTCAACTATGATCTTCTTATCTGATCTCTTTAGATGTCCATAGACCTTGTTAACTTGGATCTTGCTCATCCACTTCTTCTATCTGGAAGGTCTTTAACCCTTCATGAGATATCTCCTGTCTCTCCACATATCCTCTCTTCTTTCCTTTAGTCTTTAGATAGAAGATAATTGCAGTAGGATTCTCTTTTGTTATTTGATTGTGCAATTTAGTTTCAGCATAATCTAGAGCAACATTAGCAAGTTCATCCACCTGCTGCTTATATTCTTCATCCTCTTCCAACCATCTGTAATGAGTTTGTCTAGATATACCCACAGATCTACAGGCTGATGTTACAACTCCTAGAGATTTCTCTAAAGCATCAATCATTGCCTTTTTACTTATGTCACTTTTTGTCATTGCTTTTTCAATATATTTTGTATATTGTAATCATCTTATGCGATAATAGTGTAATGGTAGCACATCCTGCATCCAGTAGGAAGGAGGCGTTCAATCCGACCTTATCGCTCTAATTTAGCCCTCCTCTCTTGGAGGGTTATTTTTTCTCCCTTATACATTCCTGCTCCTATCTCATCAATCTTAGAGAATGGAATGATAGGAAGAGTTAAATTCTTTTTAGCCTTCTTATCTATGAAATAAAGATATCTTAATTGAAAGCCTTTAAGTTTCTTTGCTCCTGTAAAGTCTCTTTTGCTTGTTCCATGTTTTGCAATCGTCTCTCCATTAGGGAGTCTATATATCGTGGAGTTCTTATTGATTCCACAAAGATTGAATCCTGAGGCTCTATATATAGTCCCATCACCACATTGAGTTCCATCTGAGAAAGATAATATCCACTTTATATGAGGTGCGTTCTTTTTGATGAGTCGTATGCTGATTGCTATGCATCTAGATTCACTATTCTTTGGTAGGTAATCATCAAAGGCCATTCTATTCAACTCTAGCATCTCATTCCATTTAGTGCCTCTAACAAATGGAAGAACATTCCTCTTATCAATAGGATTCCCATAACTCATCACTCCATGCAACTTACCATCTAGGAATGCCCCAAAGTGAAGAACGGAGTTCATTACTACCTTTCCAGAATAATGATGCTTCTTAACAAATGAGTTAGCCTCAGATGTGGGTATCACTTTAACTACTATTTCCTTTGCTCTGCCCATTGCATGATGATTAAATATAAAGCATTACCATTTGCATTCTCATTTGCAAAGGTTTCTACATACTTGAACTCTTCTAGCTTCTTAATATCATCTAAAGCATTCTTAATCTGCTCTGCTTGTTCATCTGCTAGTTTGAAAGTCATTTGCTGAAAGGGTTCTTTATCTCCATCTGCAAGGCTAAAATCCTCTCCTAATTCATCAGGATCTAAAGCCCATTCTTTAGGAAGATCCATACCCCAATCAATGAGTTGTTCTGTCTCCCATTCATTAGCTAGAAGATCCCAATCCCATTCACCAAATGAACTATTGTCCTTAATGATAAATTCCTTCTGTTGTTCCTCTGTGAGATTATCTGCAAAGATGATAGGCACTTGTTCAATTCCTGCTTCCTCACATGCTTTCAGTCTCATGTTTCCTCCCAGAACAATCATATCCTTATTCACTACAATAGGTCTAAGTTCTAACATCTGAGGAAACTCCCTGATGCTCTTCACTAACTTCTCAAACTTATCTCCTTTGATGAATCTAGGATTATCAGGATTTGACCTTACCTGTCTGATATCTACTCTTTCCATAATTATAAAACCCTATTCTTTTATGTTGCGTTTTCTCTCCTCTCTGATTATTTTGTTAATCATCTGCTGATTCATCCTCCTCTGTGATCTGTTAGGAGTTACAGGAGCAGGAGGAAGATCCACAAAGTTAGCTAAGAAGTTCTGCTCATCTCTAGATAACTGCCCTCTCATATGTACCTGAATCAGGATATGCAATAGCATCTCTAGATTATTCCTATTCACTAAGGTTTGTTCACTCTTACTCATCACATTCTTATTAGCCTCAATCTCCTCTGATACTTTCTTATCAATAGTGCTGAGTTCGTTATTTGTTTCTGGATATCTTCTGTCCAACCAAATCTTGATGCTTGAATACTTAGATTCACCTGATCAATCATCAGCATCTGAAGATACTTCTGGATCTCTCTGATATGTCTATACTTCCTAATCATTCTCTATTCCGTTTTCATCCCTATCTCTAAGGCATAGTTCTATAATACTCATAGGCTTATTGCAGTTGCAGCTCATTGTAAACTGATTGTAGGGTGAACATACACATACATTAGAGCCAGTACGCTTAGTGCAAATATGCAAATCGTAAAGACCATCAAGGCAAATAGAATCTTTGTGGCTTTCTCTTGGTCAGTCATCTCTCTTTGGTGTTAAATTACTTTATGGTGTTTATTAGTAGTTATGCTTCATTAATATCCTTCTTTTTTATTTCACTATTCCAAATCATATTAATAGAATCAGCATTATTTTCTATAAATCTACTATCCCACTTTAAAAAGGATATTAAAATATTCAGAAAATCAGCTATAATAGCGAAAGGAGATAGTGTAATTTTAATTATAAGTATTAGCATCTCTCTTTGGTGTTAAAGGTTTAAGTATTTAACCATAATGGTATGAAGTTCAGAGATATCACATATTACACCTTCAAATATAATAGGGTATCCATCCGCATCATCTATTTTTATATGATTAGTGATTGGGTTATGGCATAAGTCCCACTTACCCTTAACATAATTGTTAGGTTCGCAATCATCGTGTAACCATCCTAAACTTTCAATTTCTTCTCTGCTCATCTCTCTTTGGTTTTAAAGGTGTCAAGCTATCGCCTGACAATGTATTATTAAAGGTCAGTTTATTCCCTTACTTGTATCATCTTTAGTGTTAAAGGTTTCATCCCAACATTTCTCAATGCTACGCTCAAGGTTTATTCTGCACTCTCGTTCATAATCTGTAGCAAAATCTTGCATCACCTCTTTCTCTTTCTCAAGCATTGATTCTGCAAATTCAATAGCCGTTTCGTAATGTAGACCTCGCTCATAGCCGTGCAAGTCTCTTTCTTCTTTTAGTTGCTCAATCAACTCTTGTATTGGTGTTTTCATCTCTCTTTGGTTTTAAGGAATATCTTCCTGTTCTATTCTAATTACTATGTTATCAAAATTCAGGCTCTGGAGTGCTTTCCTACATTCTCTAGCTTTCTCAATACTATCAAATATAGCATTGAACTTTCCTTCTACAAATACTCTAAATCTTCTCATCTCATCAACCTTAAATCTATAAACTTTCCCTCTAAAT